CTAATATATTGTGTATACCATATTGATATACAATTTTTTTAGCTTTTCTTTTTTGTTCCAATTCTAATGGTGTTACAGTCGCTTGAAATGCTGATTTTATAATTTGTTTCAATACAGAGTCTTGCAAATAATCCGCATAACGAATAGATTTCGGTAAAATATTCGTAAAGAAAGATGCCGCAGCACCTTTACCATATTTATTTGATATTGATACAATATCACCTGATTCTAAAATAATGAATGAATCTACACCAGCAAAACTTGGATCATTCGGGACACAAAAATATTTAATAGGTTCATTAATACTTCTTGCAAAAGCTGATGAAAGTTTATTCTTATTAGTTAAGATTAACACACCCACAAGAAGTTCTCCGACATATTTTCCAAGTTCATTTATTTCTGTATCTGCTACTTCACTAGTCCATGAAATTTTATCAAAAGTGCCAGAGCTTTTATAATTTTCAAAAACCTCAACTATTCTTTCTGAAACATTATTGTTTTCTTTTAAACTTCGAACTATCGACGTTACAAGATCATCTGCCGAAGAAAACGCTTTCACATTAATTTCTTCACCAGCATACTCAATTTTTTTAGATTCACCATATTTTATTAGTGAGGCAGAAGAAATTCTTAAATTTTCTGTAGCACCAGTTGTTTTATATGGTTTGGCGACAAAATTCTCTGGGACATAACCAATCTTATTTTTATCATAGACGATTAAATATCTTTTTTGATATGATTTCGCTAATGGAACATGAATAGGATCACCATCCTTAAGGAGATCAATACTTCTGTTCTTCTCGTCATAAACAGTAACTTTTTTATTTGCAGGCGCTTTTATTTTAGTATCTACTGGACCCTTTGAAAAATACTTTATCCATTTCGGTTCTCTTTCTGACGCCATAATTACAGTCCTAAATATGTTGTTTTATGACATATTTATACTTTCAATCCGTTGAACTTTGAGTTAAATTTGCGTTCTCTGTTCCCAAAAGTGTTCAATGGTTTATCGTCATCTTGTCCAGCGTCTGCCAGACCAGATTGTGCCACCTGTTCTGCATCGTACAATCGCATCTTGGATCTGTCAATACCAAGAACGAATCTTTTGTACATACTTGGATCAGAATATCGATTCTTCAACTGCTTTACCATGATCTGATTCAGACCTTCAAGTTCTTCATTACTGATCAACGCAAACATAAAATCGGCAGTTGCTGGTAGACCAAATGACTCAGAGGTATCTTCCAGACCAGGATCTGAAGAGGTATAACCAGTTCGTGTCGTTTGTGTGGCAGAGACAAGAGGTACATTAAATTCTACTGCCAGACCACGAAGTTCTTCGGCGATGCTCTTTACATAGGTGTAACTATTGACATTTCCACCTGGTTTGATTCTAGATGATGCACAAATATTCAAATAATCAACGAAGATGATATCTGGACGAAAGTTCTTCTTCAGAGCAAGATCATTCAACAAAGCACGAAAATGCAGAGTTGAGGCAGAGGCAGTTGGATACTCTTTGATGATAAGTTTACCTTGTGTCTTTGTCTTGAGAGCCGCAAACTTCTTCATATAATCATCTTTTGTAACTGTGTGCAATTCGTTAAGATTCATATTCAGAAGATTTGCGTCGATTCGTTCTGCAATCTTTTCTTCGGCCATCTCCATCGTGATATACAGAACATTGTTGCCCTGGGAAATACAACCAGCAGCGACATGACACATAAACAACGACTTACCAACACCAGTACCAGCAAGTGCGATATTCAAAGTCTTTAGTGGCAGACCACCCTTTGTAATCTTGTTGAACAGGTCAAGATCAAACTTGATTCTTGATTCTACTTTGTGATATAGATCATATCGATTCTCTGCATCATTTGTATAGTCATGACCAATGTTGTTATCAAAAGAAACACCAAGAGCATCACTCAGAAGTTTTGGAATCTCACCCTTAGACTTCTTTGCTGCTTTATCGTCAAGAATCTGAACAGATTCCATGATCGCATTATAGATTGCTCTGTCTTGGCAGAATTTTTCTGTCTGATTCAACAACCATTGATTTTCTGTTGGTTCAGCTTTATGAAGATGAATCTCATTAAGTAGATCGATTGATTCTGAGACTTGTTGGCTTGTTAGATTCTTTTTTTCTGTGAAGTTGATTATTAGTGCTTCATGCGTTGGTGGATTTTTGTATTCGTTGACGAACGTAGAAATTTCTTGAAATACAATTTTCTCTGTATTGTCTGTGAAATATTCTGCTTTGATAAAGGGAAGAACTTTACGAACATACTCTTCGTTATAGATAAGATTCTTCAGAATTGTTTGTTCTAGGCGATTCATATTTGATTATAATCTCCGTTAAGATATCACCCATAATTATAGCAAAAGATGAATCGTTTTGCAATGATTGTTCATCATGTTTGCCATATGAGAGAATACGATAGTTGAAAGAGAGTTTGGGTTGCCCAAACTCGTCTGAAAATTTTACTGTTGAAATGGTGAAAATTACCCCTGAATATTTGCCAGAGGTAATTTCAATCCAAGTTACAGCATCTTCGAATGACTCAAATCTATACTTCGGAGTCTTCCGCTTCTTCCAGAATAGGAGTTTCTCCCATAATGTTGCCAAAAGCAATCGCATACTTGTTCCTTACGAATTCTTTGAATGATTCAGACTGAAGAAATGGTTCCATAAAAGCATCAGTTTGGGTATCTGCAAATCGTTTCTTCTGACCAATTTCACCAGTTTCTGAATCGACAATCGCATACCAACCAGGTGAAGGTTTTGTAACAAACTTACCTTCTACTAATAAGTCTAGAAGTCCAGAATATTTCTGAATACCACCTTCGAATGATACTGCGATAGGAATCTTTGATTTTTCTTTAACATAGCGTGATTTCTCGACGTTGATGATAAAGTTATAACCTGTAACTTCAGTTCCATCTTTTTCTTGTTGACGACCAAGAATATAGATGTTGTCTGCTGAGTAATAGGAACCTGTACCACCACCAACAATATCTTTCGGGAACATACCGATCTCTTTGTAAGTATGATTTACAACGACCATTGGGATGTCTTTAAGTGTCAAGTGTGGTGTAATCATTCTGAACAGAGACTTAACTTGTTTTGCACGGGACATATCTGCAACAGACTTACCATCAAGTGCATCTTCAACTTCTTTCTTTGACGCCAGATTACCAATCGAATCAAGAACAACAATTAGTTTATCGCCTCGTTCGATATCTTGCAACTGTTTCATGATATCGAATTTAAGTTGTTCAATATCAGTTAGTGGTGTATGCAGAACACGATCCATGTCGATATTGAATGTCTCAAAGTATTTGATCGGAGTACCGAACTCTGAGTCATAGAATAGCAGAACCGCTTCTGGATACTTGTCCATGTATGCTTTTGCCATTAACAGACTGAATGCTGTTTTAAAATGCTTTGATGGACCTGCCCACATTGTAAGACCTGGTGTTAGACCACCATTTAGATCACCAGATAGCGCAACGTTGACCATAGGAATCGGTGTTGTAACACTATCTTTTTCGGTGAAGAATTTTGATTTTGATAGAATAGCAGCATCTTTAATCGTGCTATTCTTTTTTAGTTTGTCAAGTAAACTCATTTTTACCTCATTTCGAAAATATCGGTTTTCTTTACAGAGAGATATTCGGCATCTTCATCGCTTTCTGGACGGGAAGATCGAATAGACTTATTTGCAGCAATCAATAATAACACAGCAAGAGGGTCAAATACAACAATAATAATTAAAATTACCAGTCTTACGGCTTTATCGATAAAATTTTCATCATTCTTATCATAGAATATTTCAGCAATATACTGAATTGGACCAATCTCGCCCTTTAGTTCGTTCTGGACTTTTAGTAATGGAAGTTTCTTCTCAACAATTTTTTCGATCTGTTGTTGTGTTTCCGTTATTGCTTGATCGGTCTTTCTACTTATTTTTTCTGGATCATCTCCTGCTTTTCTCAAAAGATATTGAAGTCTGCTTCGAAGATTTTTTTCTTGTTCTTCTAAAACTTGTAGTTCAACATTATTAGAACCAGAAATCATGTTTGTTTCTAAATGTGCCCGTGATAGAAACCCAAAGATACCCATTGAAGTGATTGCCATCAGTAAGACAATAGCAATTAGAAAATAAGACTTCATTAGTATGTTCGTCTTTTGCCAGTTGTAATACAGCCATGAAACTGTAACAAGTTTGGAAAGTTCAAGAACAGCACCCATAATTACAACTGGCAAAAATGCACCAGGAAATATCTTAGCCAAACCTATTATGGAATAGTAGCCTGCTATCGCCGATAAACATAATGCAGTTAGATATGGTATGAAGTTAAGCACTAATTGAAAAAGTCCTCTAGTGATGTTGTTTTTTCGAAAGACCAATTAATACAATCCAGAATAATTTTAATTGGCTCAAGAAAAGTCTTTTCAAATTGAGTGTCATAATCAACATACTCATGCAGACCAAATTCTTTTGGCAATCGCATTGGATATGAAATTACGCTTTCACGAATAGGATTTGGCGTTTTCAAATAAGTGAATTTTAATTTTTCACCTTCTTTGATCTCTTCGTATTTCTTTTCAAGTTTCAACTTTTTAAGTTGATTATTATATAGTATGGCACCTTTAACATGAATCGGCGTACCTTTTCTATATAGTGTTACAGAATCAGAATACTCTTTCAACCCATTAACGCCACGTGGAAAAGAAATGTCTTCGGGTGGTAAACTCTTGAAATACGTCCTAAATTCATCAATAAACAAATGCACATCATCTTCAGTACCATTCACAATAATTCGAATCAACGCTTTCATCTTCTCACGAACTATAGTCGGAGTTGATGACTTAACCATTTCAAGACCCATGACTTTTAGATATGGCTCTTTATACTGAACACCTTCATTATTGTAAACGTTTAGAATATATCTTTTCTTTGCAGTCCAGATTCCTCGGTCAGAAAGGCCTTCACGCTTCATCTGCATCTTCTGTGCATAGGCGTTTACATAAGTTGCTAGTTCTTCATAGCTTGAATCGATGAATGGTTGTAATTTAGTCTCACAGACACGATCCATGAATTCAATAATTTTTTGCTTTGGTGTTTCAGTCTCAGCGTAAACTTTATTAACTAATTCACCAAGACGAAGATAAATCGAATCTGTATCAGATGCAATAACATAATCAGTATCAGTCTTCAATAAATTGTTCATGTAACCATTCAGTTTGTTTTCGATCCAACGGATGCTTAACTGACCAGCAGTAGTTACTGCAAGTGCCATACGAAGATCGAAGAATCGAAAATACTGTGAACCCATCGCACCATAAGCAGAGTTCAGACCAACTTTCTTCGCAAGTTGAAGATTGTTGTATCGTGCAATTCGCTTTTCAATTTCATATTTCTTAGAATCGTCTGTTTCATTCTCATACTCTTGCTGTGCAACAAGCATCATCTTTTTGAACTTCTTTCGATCTTCATACATCTCTTCCAACATCTCTGGCAGAAATCCACGAATGTTTGTTCGAAAGAATTGACCATTTGGCGCAATAGTCATCTGAAGATTTTTAAGAATAGTTGTGTCAACTTTCTTGTGCAATAGACTCTCAACAGATACTTCAGAAACTAATTGTCGCATTTCTGTTGTGTATTCGTTTGAATCAACCAAAGTCTCAGGTGAAAGATTGTACTGCATAATCAAATGAGGATACAGAGAGTTCAAGTCGAAACTTGCAACCCAATCATGCTTACCAACTTGTGGATCTTTAACGTAAGCACCTTCGAATGCAGAAGACTTGTCCCGAAATACTTTTGGTGGAACAACAATCTTTTTCTGAATCAGATAATTATAAATCAATGCGTCCCACATACGAGTTTGTGCGAATACATCGTTATAATTTGATTTGGTATCATAAGCAAGAGTTAGTGCAAGTTCGATCAGCTTCAACTTATCTTCAAGACGAATGATAAGACGAGTATCTTTAATGTTATAGTCGATGAACTTTTGATAGTTCAACCTGTATAACTGATGTAGACTGTCATATTCATCATATGAAATTTTGTTTTCACCGATCTCAAAGTTTGCAACAGTATCGAGACGATAGTTCTCCTGAGATTTACCGTCTGGTGCATACCAAGTATAGAGTTCAAGATAATCTAAGATTGCAACACCAGAAATCTCATATGCAATTTGTTCTTTACCTTTGAATACTGTTTTACGTTCACCAACAATGTTCCATGGTGAAAGTTTCTTCGCTTCGCTTTCACCCAACAAACGAGTGAATCGATTTACAAGATAAGGAATATCAAAGAACTTTAAGTTCCAACCTGTCACTAGATCAGGACAATCTTCAACCCAATCTTCAAGGAATCTTTTGCAAAGTGAATATTCATCTTTACATTTGATGTATGTAACATCGTCATCATAATTATTGTAATCACCACAACCATAGACGATTGTTTTGCCATTTAGACGAATTTTACAGATTGCGGTAATCGGTTCGCTTGCGACATATGGATCAGGAAATCCATTCTCCGAACCAACCTCAATATCGATTGCGTCGATTGCGAGATCGTCAAGATCCCAATCAATTTGCCCAGGAAAGTTTTCTGCGATAAAAGCATACTGATAATTTGTATTACCGTAGATTTTAAAGTTTTGCACTTCTTCATATCGCTGAACAAAATCACGGGCTTCACGAATGTTCTCAAACTTCATAGGCTCAAGATAGTCACCATGAAGACTTGTCCATTCAGTCTTTTTGTTTGAAGGCAAAAACAAAGTCGGCGCATATTGAATTTTCATCTTTACGCGCCGACCATCTTTAACACCCCGAAACAGGATGTTATTGCCTACACAAGAAACATTAGTGTAGTATTTTTTAGTCATTAAATGCTTGACATATTTGCAGCGATTTCAATACCAGAGCCAAATACACGATTGTATTGGTTCTCTAGTTCCCGAACAGGCGTTGCTGTACACATAAAAAGCTCACGAGCAATCTTAATGCCAGATTTAAATTCTTCTGAGTAATCTAGAAATGGAAGAAAACCGAGCATCGGACCTTTTTCTGATTGATGTGGCACGATATTAACTGGTTGCTTTAGAATAAAATTTGTTGCGTCACTTTCATCAAGATCAGCAAGAATAGTTTGTCCAGTTTTAAAAGTAAGAAGTTTAATTGCCATGATATTCCTTATAGAGTAGTTGATGCTGGAATAACAGTAAGAGTTACCCAACGTTTTGGGAAAAGCATTTCACGACCCTCAAAGTCTTTCATGTCGAGTGTTGGGTCTGGAACATAACCAATAATTTCAATTTTATCATCAAAGTCACGGAGGACCATATCATATTTTTCTGCTTTGGGCAGATTGCATTGTTCAGCAAAAAGTTTAGCGATAGCACTAAAATCCATGTCAAATTCCTATCAAGTTTTAGAACAGTAATTATACACCAATCGGTGCGTTAAATGTGGTAAATATCAGACGAACTTTTTAAAGTCTGGTTCTTTCCACCCCTCAGGTTTCATTATTTTACCATCATGACGGCGAATAACTTTGCCCGTTTCTTTATCAATCTTAGATAGATTGCTAATTGCACCTTCATCCCAGGCAGCGTCAGCATTCCAACCACGAGAATGCATATAGCCAACGATAACCCAAATCATATCAAAACAAGCATCGAGTTCTTTTTCTGGATTATTGTTAAAGTATGCAGCAACGAATTCAGAAAACTCTTCTGCAATCAACGTTCCATATAAAGTAGAAAGTTGATTTTTGCCAGTAGGTTCATTTGGGCATTCTTGTCCTGCTGCCTGCATGAAAGTTTTTACATCTTTAAAGACTTTAGTTGTCATAATATTGTCTCTCTTTTCCTTTGAAACATTACGAATAAAAATTGCACCATCTTTTACATCAAATGATAAAACATCATCTACTTCCCATCTCAATTCTTTCATCATATCTTCTGGAAATTCAATGAGTGCATCACCATTATCACAAATTTCAATTACTTCTGTATTATATTTTTTTGACATTCACACCACACTTTTTTAAAAAATTAATGCCATCATCTGAACGATATTGATTGCGATAATAAACAGACTTGATGCCTGACTGATGTATCAGTTTAGCACAATCCATACATGGTGCGTGGGTAATAAACATATCAGCATCTTCGCTAGAGTTTGTAGATTTAGTTACCTTAGCGATTGCATTTGATTCTGCATGGATAACTTCAGGCTTTGTTATGAAACTGGAATCTTCACATTCATTATCCCAACCAGATGGCATTCCATTATATCCTATTCCGATGATTGTATTGTTTTTTACAATCACAGAACCAACTTGAAGTCTTTTTGCTGAGGATAGGGAAGCATAAACTTCCGCTACCCTCATATGAGCATCAATAAATTTTTGTTTCATAATATAGATACTGCTCAATAAAATTTATTCTATTCAGTCAAAAGTTGTTGTTGCTTGAAATCAATGCTAGTACCGATTTCAATCTTCTTTGGCTTTTTATGCTCTGGTATAATATTCTCAAGACCGATTCTCAAAATACCATCTTTGAACTCAGCACCCTTCACCTCAATTGTATCTGCAACAGTCAATTGTTTAGTGAATGAACGAGTGCCGATTCCACGATGAATGTATTTTGCTTCATCGATTTTTTCTTTTTTATCACCTTTGATAGTCAAGGTACCATCGGCAACTTGAATATCGATTTCTTCTTTTGAAAAACCAGCGACTGCCAGTTCAACAACATAACGATTATCATCTAATTTCAAAATGTTATGTGGTGGGAATGTTGATGTAGTTTTTTGAACGTCGGCAGCAAGAAGCTTTTCAACGTCATGGAAAAACTTTTCAAATCCCAAAGTTGATGTGGTCAAAGGACCAAATGAGACTCTTCCTAGTGTCATGTTTTATCTCCTTAAAAAAGCAAGTTAATAGTTTTAGTCACCCATAAGGCGTGACAATCCCGCTTACCGAATGCGGGGCAGACATACGCTTCTGCGGCAAGACGATCCTAAGGCGGATTCTTTAGCGTTCCCATCCCGAGTGAGACATACTTATTTATACAATTTTTTCAAAAGCCTCACGATTTGCCAGGTAAATTCTACTTGGTTGTTTATCATTAAAAACTTTTATAAAAGTAATGCCATCTGAAAACGATACATCATTAATATCTTTTGTATAAACAATCTCACCCGTATAACGATTTTTTAGTTTTACAGTTTTTTCTTTCAATGTTTGTGACATCATGATTATCCACCAGAACGTTTACCTATATTATATTTTGGAACTAATTCCCAATCATCTTTCTCTTTAAAAGAAATAATCTTAATCTGATGAATTGGTGCTATATTATTACCAATAATATTCTTATTTACAATCTTAACAAGACCCCAATCTTCTAATAGAACAGCAATAGAATTTCTACGCTGAATGTCATTTTCTGTCATATTCGAAGGCTTACCATCTAAAGCAAATAACTCTTTAAAGTGAGTAATGTAATATTTACCTTGTTTATGAAGAATGTGACAAGATTGATAAAGAACTTTTTCTTTTCTTGATGACACACCAATCCTAGTTAAAGTTTCTTTGACTTTTAGAAAATCATCTTGTTCTATAAGTGTTACCTCTATAAAGTTAGTTAAATCTGCCATATCATTTCCTCAATCCACCGTGATCGGTCATTTCTTTTAATTGTTGTAATTGATCTTTGCTCAGTAGACGTAAAGCCTCACGGGCTTTAGCATTTGAAAAGTTATAGACTTGCTTGATACATTCCAAATCTTCACTTTTCTCAGATTTAACCCACTTTGCAAAAGGTCTTTTTTTAGACCTGATTGTATTTATAAAATAATCAAATTGCATTTTTTTATCTAGAAATGCACGTTTGTTCATTTCATTTGAAAACATAACACAATCTACTTGATAGGATAAGGCACGATTGATGATAAAAGCATTATACTCTTTCTCAGTATCGGCATCCACAATAATATTCTTCTTTGTCTGAAGAATAGAATTTACATAATCAAAAGGATTTGAACTCATGTTAGCATCCTAATCAAACCAATAGTATCTATTGTAGTTAACAAGAGGTAGTTAGCCAACATTCCAAAAGATTTCCTAGTGTAAGCAGCCCAAGCGTACATAGCACAGCCACTAATCCAAATAGGATAAAGAACAAGAAGCGGCGGGTTAGGGACTGTTGCTGCCATAGTAATGGAGCAAGCAATACTAGTACACCAAGCCAAAAGCTCAATGAAGAAGCGAAAAGGGTGAGATTTAAAATCATCTTTAATCCAATCAATCGTATTATAAACTATTTGATTCATTTTGCATAGTCCGAAGTTAAGTATGGTTTAATGTAAGACAACTCTTCTTCGGTTAACTTTCTAACAGGAATAACAGATTCTTGTTCGATAGGAATAGCAATCATTCTTGTTCCAAATTTTGTCTGATATTTTTCACAGACAAAATTCTTTGGGTCAACTTTAAAAATCCATCCACCCCATTTGTAACTTTCATTCATTAGAGGAGGGACAGAAACAAAAAATAATGCATCTACGTTTCTGCATTTTTTAAGTTGATTTTCACGAAAGGTAATCGCATTCCTTTTAATATAAGGTTGTTCAGTCTTTACTTCAACCAAAATATTACCATCGACAATCAAATCTTTCTTTGAATCAAAATTGTCTATCGTTTCGCGTACATCGTGTCCTGCATCACGAAGCATATTTCCAATAATTTTTTCACCAATTCTACCGACAATGTTGATTAGTTCATCACGATTCATATTCTTCATCAGTTAAACTCACAAGAAACCATCAGTTCAGTTAGACAAGCCACAATGTTAATTTCTGTGTCTGCAACGAATGCATTCTTATACTGATAGTCAGCAAGAATGATTACTGCTTGTGGAATGCTTTGTGGTTTCATAATGTCATACAGACCATCATAAATTTGTCGAAAAACAACATTAGCATCTAAATCACCTGCTGCAACCCACTTTCGAATAGATCCGAAATCTTTTTCTTTAATAAAGTTGACGATTTCATTAATTTGAATGTTACTGATTTGTGCAAGAATACCCACATCGATCTTACCGAATTGAGAATATCGTTGCAGTTCATTAATAACTCGCCTGAAATCTGGAAAGTGTTTCTTAACAAGTTCTGCGATTACTTTATCATCAAATTCAATATTCTCTTTTTGAAGAATATTCTGAATTCGCTTGAAGAAAAGAGAAGCCATTTTGGCTTTCTCACCATTCTTCAAAGAGAAATCTACAACTGCACATCGACTATGCAGAGGTTCGATGATACGAGTTTTGTAATTACAAGTAAAAATGAAACTACAATTTCTAGAAAACTCTTCGATTCCATTTCGTAAAATAGCCTGAGCATTGGGAGTCAGATAATCTGCTTCATCAATAATGATTACTTTGCGTCCACCGGAAAGTGATACTGAAGAAGCGTAGTTTTTAATCTTAAATCGAATAGTATCAACACCGTTCTCATCAGAACCGTTGAGTATCATGTAATCACAATCAATCTCTTCACACATTGCTTTTGCAACTGTAGTTTTACCCACACCTGCACCACCGCTCAATAGAAGATTTGGAATATTTTTCTGATTTACATACTCCTGAAAAGGCTTTTTAAGCCTTTCGGGCAAGATACAATCTTCAATAGTTTTAGGACGATATCGCTCCGTCCATAGTAGATGTTCCATTCACAGACCTCATAATAAAAAAATATAAAAAAATCAAACTTTTTGATAAGTAGAACCAGTTTCGGTGCTTATCCAATATTGAAGAGCGATCTGCTTGTTCTTAAAGTGTGCAATACCCTTTGATGAGATATTAACGTCATAGTTGCCCATCAGAAGTTTAGTAAGATTTTCTGTTTTGAAAATCATACGATATTTTGTGCCTTCTGGTTTTACACTTTCAAGAACAAGACTGTCGGTGTGTGCAGAATCATTCTGAAGATCCATAGTGACGATGCTAACTTTTTCACCATCAGATTCGATTGCAACCTGTGGTGAAGAAAGAATAGATGCTGCTCGCATCGACCAATCGAAATCTTCTTGAGACAATGTGAATTTAATTTCAGCATCCGGCATTGTCAGTTGCTTCTCTGGCGGCGTAACAATCATAGTTGGTTCGCAGAAACGATATTTAATTTTGCTACGACCTTTATTACCAACAATAACAACGTGCTTATCGTCAAACTCAAAAGACGGAACATCTTTGTGAAGAGAAACGACAGATAGAAAGTTGTTTAGATCATAAACACCAAAGTTTGTTGGGATTTCTTCATCAAGAGTTACTTCTGCAAGAATGTTCTTTTGTGAAGATACAGTCTTTAGAGTTTTACCTTGCTTGAAATAGATGCCTTGATTGATGGCACCAAAGTTTTTAAGAATAGAAATTGTATTAGAAGAGAGTTTCATTATTTAGTTCCTTTCGTCAAATCATGATTATGAATAGCCATGATAGCATAATGAATGACTTTTAACAAGTCTTTTCGATTATAACCATCTTTCTTGCCATATCTTTGGGCATACTTCATGATATTCCCTATACAAAATCCCTCACCATGACCAGAATCCATTATAAATTCAGTTGCTTGAAATTTATTCTGAGAGTAGTGTTCACCGTAAGTTGAATCCACATATTGTTTCAATTCTGTTAAAATACGGTCTTCACTATATTTGTATGCTATGGCATCTTTCATCAAAGTTTTCCTGTGTAATTTGCAACAGCAGGCATATTACCAGTAAACGCATAAGTTCCAATGTGTTGCGTTTTCATCCATGGGCATAGGAATACTTGTCCACCAATCTTACGCCACATCTGACAGAACATATAGTCTTCACTTAGATAGCGATCACTACCACCACCAGTAATACTGTCTTTTGTGTCGATTACAGTATCAAAATACGCATGAATGTAACGTGAGCCATCGAAGTTAGAGATGCCTACATGATCAGGCTTATACTGAATAGTTGGATATGCTTCTTTCATTTTATCAAAAACACCACGCTTGACTAGCATGAATCCAGTTCCAATTTCCATGACTTCAAGAGGTTGTGTTACATTAAATGATGTTGTACCTTTAACAACGTTGAACACATATTCACCAACAAGATTTTCAAGTTCTTTCGGTTCTATTTCTGGATGCTTTCGTGCAGCAGCAACAATATTACTCCAATTGATAGCCTTCTTCGGGTAAGGACCGCCAATTACATCTTTGTCTAATGCAAGTAGTGCGATCACATCTTGTGGATTATAATGAATGTCTGAATCGATAAAAAGAAGATGAGTGAATCCTTCTGCACGAAGAAATTCATCAACCAGATAATTCCTTGCACGAGTGATCAATGATTCATTGAACAGGAAAGAAAATTTAGTTTCAACACCATACTTTGTCAACACGTTTTGCAGATCAAGACAAGACTTTACATACAGTCCATGTGCCATGCCACCATACATAGGTGTCGCAATAAACACTTTATTTTTTTTCAAATCTTCAACTGATACTTTGATTTCCATAACATAAATTCCATAAAAAAGAGGTTATACATTATGTATAACCTCGGTACCGTAATTTAAGCTAAATCTTTGGTAAATTAACCGAAGGTCTTGATACCCATGCTGCGAAGAATTTCATAACCAGCAGCGATAACTTGACGGGATGGTTTACCTAGTTTGTAGTAGGTGACCTTACGACCATCGCTTAGGGTCTTGGTGTTGGTGTAGATCGAATAACCTTCTGCACGAAGTTCTTGAATTCGTGCTGCGACGTTCTTGACACCGAACAGACGGCGACCTTGTGCTACAGTAAAGGTGTTGTGGCCGTTGGTCTTCGATAGATAGTTTACCATTTTTTGTTTGACTGCGTTTTTCATAAGTTTCTCCATATTAAAAAATATCGCGTTAGCGAAGTCTAGATTATACATTACCGAAATACATTTGTCAATACATATTTCGGTAATTATTCACGCTCAATTAGAACGGAATTTCTTCACCTGCGTCAGCAGGCTGCGAAGTTACCTCAATAACTGGTTCGTCCAAATTTGCACCAGCATCTACTTTGGTGTAGAGATCAAGGAAACTTGCTTTAGTGTCGGGATCAAATCGATTAAGACACTTGGTAATCGATTTAATTTTATCTTTGTGAATGGCATAAGTCTTAACGATATGTACAAGACGGCGAGTTGAAATCACTTCATCACAGCCACCATCATTGAATGTTTTTCGAATAACATCTGCCCATTGAACTAGTTTGTCTGCAAAGTCATCGTCTTTCATGCCCTTTGAGTCTAGTTCTTTTTTAATGATTTTGCGTTCGACAGTAGTAGGTGGCCAATCTTGTTCATATGTATTTGGGAATCGTTCTAGAAACGCTTCGTTCAGAACGTTGGTGTACATATAGCGACCATCTTCAGAACCTTTACCCTTGGTGTTCGCTGTAGCAAAGATCGTGAATCCTGGTGCGGGAACAATCATTTCACCTTTCTTCTTGAGCATGAAAGGCTTACCCTCAAGCACTCGCTGAAGAACAGATAGATTTTCTGCGCCATAGTCAACTTCATCAAGACAAAGAACAGCACCTTGACGGGCAGCGGTTGTGACTGGACCATCTCGCCATTCCATGTTGCCGTTGATCAGAACATAGTTGCCAAGAAGATCAGATTCATCTGTCTGAGGTGTCATCGATACACAAACAAACTTGCGTTTAGCCTTAGCACAGGCTTGTTCGATGCTCATGGTCTTGCCGTTGCCAGAATGACCAGAGATAAAGACTGGGAAGAATTCACCAGAACTTACGACAGAAAGAACATCTTCGAAGTTACCAAAAGGCACATAATTTTTATATGACTTGGGAACTAGATCGATTTCTTCTAGATCAATCGTAACATTACTGATACGATGTTGTGGTTTTTCAACGTGACGATTCATAGGTAGCACCTGTGCTTGCAAACTGATTGCCTCTGTTTGAGGTGCGAAATCTTTGGGTACTCGATACACACCGCGTGAAATTTTATTGTTGCTATCATTAATGAACCATTGTGGTACTGCAATTTTTAGATTTTCACAAACTTCAACAATTTCATTTTTTGAAACTTGATTCTTACCAGTTTCAATTAGTGCATTCAGAAATTTGTTTCGAACTTCGATGCGCTTACTCATAATTTAGTTACTCCTCAATTGAACACAATACATTATAGCATAACAAGGAAGAAAGTCAATACTGTTGTTTTTAAACAACAATCAGACTGCGATACCTTGAATGAACTTGGAAACAAGAACTCGATTAATTTGCTTCTGACGATTCATTTTCATAAATGCGTTTTTCAGTTTATTTGTCGTAACTTTACCATTCACTTCCAGTTCATCTGCGGCAATTTTAAGTTCTTCACCACCAAGGATAAAGTAGAAACTTTTGTATCCTTTGTTGTATGAGGTAATGAACTTTTCTTTTCGAATGATAGCAGTAAGTTTTTCTTGTTTTTCACGATCAACATTATAACCACCAGTGGTAACCATCGATCCATCTTGATAGTAATATTTTTCACGAACAACAGTTGGAATGCGGTATTTCGTCACAAGGAAAAAGCCAAAAATGTTAGAATTGGTAAAACATTTAAACCATTCTAGTGCTGCATTTAGAACTTCGTTTCGTTCAGAAAAACGATCCATAACTTTGACTTCATATTCAAATCCAATTTTGCGATCTCGCACATAGATATTTTGCGACGCTGGATGAATGGCGTTAACTTTTTGTTCTCCTGCGCGATAGAATCGGACAGCATCAGCATCGCCATCATGAACGATCACTAGATTGGTGATATCAAGATTGTGTTTTTTACGAAAATCGTTCATGATATAGCCAGTTGAAATGATCGCTTCAATCAATGGAGTGTGCGACAGTTGTTCTGACATTGGTCGAGAAATAGTTCTTTTAGCATAAGATTCTTTCAGAAGAATCATATTTTTAAGAGCATTCGAAAACTCTGCGTTCGACATATCAGAATTTAGATATTCACGCAGGAACACTTGTTCAAGACGAAACTCATTCAGTTCACATGAAAACATTTGAGGAGCCCTGTATTCATCGGGATCAATATTTTTATCAATCATATTAGCATTAATTGCATTTCCGAAAGAATACACAACGAACGGAATATTAACTTTACGACAGAACATGGAAAGAACCAAAATTTGTTCAATCGAACCACCCATATTATCGTCCATTGAACCAGAATAATCCAGAAGCAGAACTAGACCATGTGACTTGCCCTTAGGCACATTCATCATTTTTCGGAAGATATTATCGTCAAATTTGTACGAAGATAGTTTGTTGATATCGATATCACCCGTATCAGAAATTCTACGTTTATCGTATGCTTTTGCAGCCTTACGCATTTCAAATTCTTTTACAAGAAGAGAAATGTAGCGATCATTCCTACGTTTAAATTCATCAACCAGAATTTTTGCTTCTTCATCATACCCACGAATTTGAAAATGTTCAGACATAAGTTCATGAACACGTTTTGCGGGTGTGATAATATTTTTCATATTTGGTTTTGGAAAACTAAGATAAACGTATTCTTTGCAAGATTTATCTAACAGACTGAATTCGTTTTCACGAAACTTTTGATCTGTTTCGCAAACTGGTTCTTTATCACCATAGTAGGGTTTTGAATCTTTCTGACCATTGTTAGATGATAGTGAATCTTGATTCGAAGAATTCCCGTCTTTAGCATCTTTAGCATCTTCTGAATCGTCAGAATTATCATATTCTTCTGAATCGTAGTCATCATCTTCAGATTCTTCATAGTCGAAATCATCGTCATCGTAATCATCATCGCCTGATTCATAGCCATAAGTGTCGATTTCGACTTCTTCTTCATTAAGAAGTTCTTGTTGTTCTTGTTTTGAGTATGCGTAGATTTCATCCGTTACGCGGATAACATCTTCCCACGATTCAAGATTTTTTACTTTTTCAACAAGAGTTTCTTCATATTCTGTAAAGTTCATAGACATGGAATACTGACTCTTTGTGAAAAGATTCAACTTGTCAATAAACGGAAGAGTGTTAACATTACGACCATCTAGACCAAAGAAATTGCGTTGCATAAGACCGTCATACGCTTGTCGGAATGACTTGCGTAGACCAGGATATTTTCGTTGCATTTTCTTTTCGATGCGGGCATCTTCAACTACATTTAGGAAGCTTTTGTAGTTTTTGCCTTTTGATTGTTCGGTAACTGCATCATGCCAACCTTCTGCAGGAGTGTACAGAGCATGACCACATTCGTGACCAGTCAGAAGATCATAAAGATCACCTTTCATATCTTCCCAAATAGGAAGATACATCACTCGATTCTGAGGATCGAATTTCGCAGTATTGATCTTCTGATGTTCTACGCGAATGTTTTCTGTTGCCATCAGTTTGGCAAGCAGACTTTTCTGTTCGACGGTAAATGTCATATGCACACCTCTGTTGAGTTTTTTACATTATGACAGGATCACCCGCTATTGTCAAGACTGTTGTTTTTTAGCAACAGTAAAGTTTTTGACTAATTTCATACCGTATTGATTTTCACCTTCTGGCATCACAAAATCTTTTTTAAGGATTAATTGATTTTTCTTGAATGGTCGGTAATCAACAAAATGATGAACTCTACCATATCGCCAAACTAGACTCGCCACATCAGTATGATGTTCGACCAACATTTTAGATTTTTCTAAAGTGCCAGTTGGATCTTTTACATTGCCTTGTTTACCATATAGTTCTTGTGTATTACCGCCAGAAACAGTTTGTGTCGCTGCTTTACCCGACAAAAATGCATTAAACTGAATTGTGCAAAGACCTGCTTTTAGCACTTGCAAGCACAAGTCAACGTCTTCGTTATACTTCAAACGCCAACGTTGTTCACAATCATTTTGAATTAGAATACAAGAATACACTTTTGTATTTAGGTAATACGGTGGATATTTTGATCGTGGTGAAACAAAGAATCTATAGTTGAAACCAGAGACAGGTACATTCTCAAAACGATCAACAAAATCTTCTGCACATTTGAAGACAACACCAGACTCTACACGAATTCGTTCATTACGATTAAGTCGATAAAAGTCTGTAATGTTATCGTCAACACACCAATGTTTCAGGTGCCCATTTTCTTTTGAATGATCCCATGCCCAGTTTCGGGCAGGATAAGAACCAAGTCCAAGATTACTAAATGGTAATTGTAGAACAGTCGCATATTCACCTAAGTCGAATTTCTCAACGCCTTGTTTATATGCTTCATACTCTTGTGGCTCGACAACTATGTTGTGCGGAACTTTCATTCTTGTCAAAGACTTCGAAGTCAACATAGAGTCAAAACGACCCTTTGACGGGATGTAAATTGGATAATTAGGATTTGTCATTCTTCAATCCAACGCTTCAATGCATTGTCATCAATATCAAGTTTAGGATACCAAATACTCTTAGTTTTGTCTGTTAACTTTTGACTAATAAGTTTTGCAAACTCTTCATAGTCTTCTTCATTGCGAAAACTTACAATGATTTTTTTATATGGCGGATTATCTTCTTGGACAAACTCTGGCATTCCTTTCCAATATTTACGCCATTCTTCTGTTGTTTCTTCTTGTTCTTCAACATAATCTTCATCAAGAATTTGAAAAACGTTGCTCATTTTTTACTCCGTGCGATTCTCTTAAACATTTTAGTCTGTCGCTGCTTCGCTAATCTTACAGCAACTGGACCTGCGTGATCGGTAAACTTAATACCATTCATATGGTCTAATTCATGAAGATAGCATCTTGCGGTCAATCCGTCAAGGGTAGTTCGCTGTAATGTACCATTCTCGTCATAAAATTCTACCTGAATTGTCTTTGGTCTGTTGAGTTTTAAATACATACCAGGAAATGATAGGCAACCTTCATTGTCTTTTATCATTTCTTCAGATTGTGTTATGACTTTTGGATTAATACAAGCGATTGTAAAATCATCAGTACCAATAACGAACACTCTTTCTAGAATGCCACATTGATTTGCTGAAAGACCTATACCACCATATAGCTTCATCGTCATTTTTAATCGTGAGATTAAGTTAGTCATGCTACCGTTTGGTAATGCATTAATATCATATTCAGGAATAGAGACACTTAACATTGGATGATTATCATCAAACAATGGTAGAGGGTCAATTCTTTGTTGTTGAATAGTATTTTCAGATGTATTAATAGTTAAAATGTCACTCATTTACCCAATCCTCCGCGCAGTCTTCTGCTTCATCTAGTAGTTCATATTCAGCAACATATTGATTTCGCCATTCTTTATCCATAGAAACGATATATCGTTCACCGTGATAATATACTGTTGCTTGTTTATTTTTTTCGTCGTTAAAAAATTCACTAATTTTTGTCATTTTTGTTTTCTCGAAAAATTTTTGACTTTTTCAAATTTAATTACATTTGCAAACTTATCTTGTAGTACATCACCTTTGTGTGATATAACAAAAAGATTTACACCATCAAGCATTTGTAATATGTTCATTAAGTATTCAGTACCATTTGTATCTAGGCTTGAATCGAAAACTTCATCCAGTATCAGCAGATTGGTGTTAACAGAATTTTTAAGTTTAGCGACTGCTCTCCATGTTAACATAAGAGCCATATCAATTCTCTGTTTTTCACCTTCGCTGAAATTATTATATTCAAATTCATCGCGGTGTCTAGATTTAATCACTTCCTTAAATGATTCATCCAAATTAAAGTTCACAAAGAAATCCAAAGAAGCCAAATATTTGTTTACAAGTTTATTAATGATAGGCAAATATTGCTTGATAATTTTGGTTTTGATCCCACTATCTTTTAGAAGTAAAGATGCAGTATCATAATAGTTTTTCAGTTCTAATAGTTCTTTTAATTCAGTTTTATATAATTTTAACTCATTATATAGGACATCCAATTCAGACTGAACTTCTTCATTATTCTTTTCAGTTTCTTTTAAAGAATCAATCTGCTTTTGCACTTTCTGAATGTATTTGTTTGTTTCAGAGATTGCAGTATTATTGGTCGCTATTTCGATTTGAAGTTTCTGAATTTGTTTTTGAATTTCAGATATCTTTTCTAGTTTATTTTGTTCTTCAAGTAATTTACTTTCAATCTTTTTAAGTGCATCGTTCGAATCGTTGGTTTTGTCTCTTAAAGATTTCAACTCTTCATCTTTTACATTCGACGCAATACTTTGCTTACAGGTTGGGCAATTGTCATTATGTTCGAAAAATTCAATATCTTTCAAATACTTAGAAATGTTATTTTCAATCTTTGAACTCAGTCTGGTAATTTCTTTGATTTTAGAATCAATACTAGTTTTGTCTGTAATGTTATCATTATGATTGTCGATAATATCAAGTAGTTCTTGATTTTTTGTTATCAATGTATTTACAGTATTGAGACTAGAATCAATTTCTGCACGATAAGATTCGATCAGATCATCATTATTTTGTTTTAACTGCTCAAGATGTTTTTTCTGTAAATCATATTTTTGTAAAGACAGGTCATACTTACCTTTGAGTTCTACAATCAAATCTTTGCTGTTCGAAATTCTGTCTTTTAGAATTGTATTCATTATAGAGAAGATTTGAATATCAAGCAAATCTTCAATAATTAATCGACGGTCAGCAGCACTTAACTGCATGAATGGAACGAAAGACGCAGAACCCAAAACAACAATCTGCCGAAAAGACTTCAGGTTCATCTTCAGAACAAACTTCTCAAAATGTTCTTGATAGTCTTTTGCGGCTGCTTCTTGGTTAATCAATACATCATTCTCATAAATTTCAAAGACGTTTGGTTTTATGCCACGAATTATCTTATAAGATTTATTGTTTGTTTTAAATGTTAATTCAACACAACAATCTTTTTTGTTGATGCTGTTAAGCAGATTTGGTTTATTGATATTGCGAAATGGTTTACCAAACAAAGCGAAACACAAAGCATCAAGTAAAGTGGATTTACCTGAACCATTAGCACCGACAATAAGAGTGTGGTTATTGGCATCTAATTCAATATCAGTCCAATAATTGCCAGTCGATAAGAAATTACGCCATTTAATTTGATGAAATATAATCATTCTGTAGTTTCTGTATTCAATGCTTCGATATAAATTTCACGCATAATGTTTTTCAATTTAGTAGTATCCACATCAAGAGTAAGATTATCAACATACTTAGACAAAATAGTAAAAGTATCTTGTGCTTGATCTATGATTTCTTCATCATTCTCAATCGATGAATCCGTAAAGTCTTCAACAATCGATATATCAGCAATACCAACTCTAAATAAATTATCAATCACATTATCAAACAAAAATGGATTTTGTTTATTCACAACAATAATTTTAATGTAGTTGTTTTTGTATTGTTCAAAATCATACTTCTTCCAAAATTCAAAATCTTGTTCAGAGTCATTATAAAATATCTTGTGAAAAATTTTATATGGATTCTGAATGAATTCCAATTCTCTAGTTTTCAAATCAAGAATGTGGAATCCACGTGGATCATTATAATCGATCCAAGTCATTTCACCTGGAGTTCCAACATAGAAGATATGACCATCATCTGATTTGTGATGGAAGTGACCAGATAAAACTATATCATAATTGATTAATTTCTTTCTGTCAAGACCACCTTGATGAACATTACCGCGATCCATATTGAAGCCATCAATCTCAAAATGACCAAAACATATTTCTGAATTAGTTTGTTTCACCTTTTCAAGTATATCTTCTTCATTTTCTTCACATAGCCATGGGATGATATCGATGTTGCAACCATAAACATATTTTGTGGTAAAGTCTTTTATTACCTCAATATTGTCATAGTCTTTCAATAGTAATTCAGAAGAGTTAACCTCAAGAGTATTTTTGTATGATACATCGTGATTACCTAGAAGTGTAATCATTTTTATATCATGTTCTTTTAACTTGTCAAAAAAGTATTTTCTTGCTAGGTATAATGAATTGAAATTTATATATTTTCTACGATCAAAGAGATCACCGAGCTGATAAACAAATTTAATTTCATTCTTTAACCTTGTTGTCACAGGAAAAAAGCAATGAAGTGATCGTTAAGAC